CTCCACCTGAACCACCATTATTTCCTTGTCCACTTGTACCTGTTCCTCCTGCGTGGCTTCCAGTTCCTGCTCCTCCACCACCAGAAGCTCCGTTAGCACCTGCACTTCCATTTCCACCTCCTCCACCTCCACCTGAAGCTGTTATTGTAGAGAACGTTGAACTTGTGCCAGAACCACCAGGGTTTGCTGGCGAACCTCCTGCACCCACTACGATTGAATAAGCCTGTGCTGTAACTACAAAAGACGCGTTGGATTGGTAGCCACCTGCTCCACCTCCACCACCAGAGCCACCACCGTTTCCACCAGCTCCTCCACCTCCAACTGCTAATGTATTTACTGTTGCCATTGTTTATATTTATACGATAGTTAAGAACCCATTTCCTGCATCAAAGTCTAGTACAAATGTATCTCCACTTGCGAGAGTTAATGCTGAACCATAATCAAAGAAAGATATAAGCTCGTCATTTGTAGCTGTATCGTTGTAGATTACAACGTATCGAAACGGACCGACAGCACCTGTTGCTGTTAGCGTAAGGTCTGTAAGTGTTAATTTATATGTACCTGCTGTTTGAGTTGATGAAGTCGTTGTAATTGCTCGTGTCGAACAGTTTGTATAACTAATCTGTGTGATGTTTGCTAGAACTGTGTTTGTGTTTACAGGTAGCGTGTTTGTAAGAGCGACAGTTAGTGTGTCTGAACCTAAGTTGTGAACTTTCTCGGCAACTGCTTCGGTAAATGATAAGAATTTTGTGTATGTAGCCATTTTGGTTTATGTTATTTGTAATTAATTTTATTGCTTCTGCTTGATAATATCTTTCGGACATCTCTATCCTTTCTTGCATAGACTTCTTTTATTTTATTCTCAAGTATTAGCATTCTGTTTAATAAATCGTCTTTGTTCTGCAACCCTTTCCTACAAGCGAACTTGTAAGCTGGTCCGATAACAAGGTATTCGTGAAGTCTACCGTCAAGTCCTGATTTCTTTGTTGTGTCCGATATAGTGAAGTAAGAACCCTCACGATTAATATAGATTTTTACTCCGTTAAGCTTTGTGTAGCTTGGAATTACATTAAAGATTATTCCGTTACCTGTTCTATCGTAGCTCGTTGGCGTTCCTGTTTGATTTTCTCCGTTTGTAAATGATTGTGTATTATATTCTGATTGTACGTCTACTTGTGGTATCTCGCTATAAACTCCTGACTCGTTCATTACTAATACTTTGTAGATATCCAAGATAAGATTTCCTGTCTGATCTGTCGTGTATGAAACATCTCGCTGATTAGCGTTTAAGTCTGTTGAAATTATTGGGTAGTCGGTATGGTTTGTGTCGTCAAATTGTCCTGTGCCACATTCTTTGATAGCAATATCAATCGCAGTGTCCATTGAGACGTTTATGTCTAATACTTTAGTCGCCAAAGGATAGCTCGTACTGTTTGAGCCGACTTCTATGTCTATGAGTGATATTGTTTGGTTGAATGTAAGTGACATTATTTGTGGGGTTAGGAGGAGGTAGTCGTGGCGATTACCCCCTACCAACCCAGCAAAGGATTGGTTTGTACTTAGGCTACAAGTATATCGAGCAGAACTGGTTTCGTTTTGAACCAAGCTACAACCTTAAGGTCGAGTCTTGAAACAACTGAAATACCAGAAACATTGCCAGGGTCAGTTTCATTAACTACGATTTGTCCGTAAGTATCTTTTAGGATACCGAGGTGTGCAACTTTCTTCACTCCAGCGAACAAGTGTCCAGCTGTAAGAAGATTTGATTTGTAGTTAGTAACTCCCATATAATCCATACCACCCTTCACACCTCCCTTAAGAGCTGTGTCGGCTGTTAAATAACCATTTGCCTGCATGAATGCTTCGAGCTTCTCGAAGTCTGCTGGTCGCCATACGATGAAGATACCATTTCGGTCTGCAAGAGTATCACCCTTAGCAACTGAAATAACTCTTTTAATACCTCTGATGATATCGTCAATGTTAGAAACTGCAACGTTGATGTTTCCAGCTGTTCCACCGATAGATGCGTTGTCAAAGTCCGTAAACAATGCGTGCTGTGAATAAATGTAAGACTCAATCTTTTCGTTCATTTGAACTCCCTGATTGTCTGCTATTTCCATTTGTCGTAGATATCCTGACTGCGCAAGGTCTGCTCGGTCGATGATTTCTGCGATTACAAACGGAGCGTCAATAGATACACTTTCGTCAGTCAATGCCACCTGTGCAGGTGTGTAAGCTGAATAAGGTGTAAGAGTATTAACAGTCGCGTCTGTTCGGTAAGGGTTATGAAGAGTTCGAGTGTTTGTAACGTCTACTTTCATAAAATCTTTCCACTTTGTCTGTTCTGACAGTCTTTCCTGAACTTTTACAGCCCAGTCTTCTTTGTAAATTATAGCCATTTGATTAAATATATAAGTTGTTAAGTGCCACAACTATTTAATCGGCTTGATATTTAACCTATAACTGAAACGTCTGAGAATTGAGAGCCAGCTTTTGCTCTTTGGATTTTAGCGTTTACATAATCATTTCGGAGTTTAGGTTCACTAGCTGGTGGCATTTCGCCTTTCGCTATCCAGTATTCTACTGTTCCTGTTCCTGATTGTGATGAACGCTTCGTCTTGCTTGGCATTGCGTCTTCTGAAAGTTTATCTTCTCGCATTGCTTTTAGCTCTGCTTGAAAATATCTACTCTCGAGGATACTCTCAACATCTTTACCTGTTTCTTTCTTTATAGATTCTACAAGTTCCATTTCTTCAGAAGAAGTAATCTTCTCCATTCGTAAAATAGCCTTGTCCATTCTATCAAGCCCATCTTCCTTTGATGCTTTTTCTGCTTTTGGCTCATTAGTAACTCCTGCTCTTTTCTTAGCCTGTGAAAGTTGTCTTTCAAGTCTTGAGATTCTAGCTTCGGAACTTTCCTTTGGCTTCACATCTGTTGCATCTTCAGTTTCCAATTCGTTTTCAAGGTCAATTTCTATATCTTCTTCTGTTGTGTCATTTTCAGTCATAAATGATAAGATTTTTGTTATTCAATTTATCTAATTGAGAACTCTTTTTATAATTCACTTTAAGGATAAGCGATAACCAAAAACACTAGATTACTCTATAAGTAACTCTAACGTCTGCTGTACCTGTTCCTGTTGCGAACACTGCTGTTGCATTTGAGATAAATAGTCCGATACCATTTATTGATGCTGTTGCTACTGCAGAAAGTGATGCCTGTGGGCGTGTTGAGTAAGTAGTAGCTGTTGCTCCTGTTACAACTGATGCTGCAAATGTTGAAGCCTGAACTGATGTTCCTCCTCCGTTTACTGTGTCAGCATATTGTACTGCAACTACTCCACCTCCTGTGAACTGTGTAGCTGTTCCTTTCATGATAAGTTCTACTCCGAGAACTACGATAGCTTTGTTTGATACTGCTGGAACTACTTGTACAGGTGTTGTGTACATTGCGATAATTTGTGCAGATGTCAAAGTTACTACTGTTGATATTGGGAGTCCTTTTATTTCATCGTCTAATGATTGTTCTGTTGATGCCATGTTTTTATTTTTATATTTATAATTATACCACTTATTATTTGAATAACAAAGTGATGTCTGCTGTTCCTCCGATAGTTGCGTACAATCCAACATTAAAACTCACTCCCTCTATAATATTATGGATTGATGAGCCTGCTGGAAACGTGTATGTGTTGATAATAACTGTACCTGTTGCAGTTAGACTATCCCATAGTTTCAAAGTCCCTGATGTGTGGGAGTTAACTACAAAACCTCTCACTCTCCCTTGTCCCGATTTAATCAATGCACTCGCTGTTATGTTTGCGTATCTATTCATATTTGATTTTAATTTTTAATTATGAAAATGTCCACGATATTTCTGTATAATTATAACACAATTTTGTTGTATATAAAATTACAATGCTTTATTTTCTTTTTTTGCAATAGGTTTATCCACATGCAAGTTATTTATTCTTTGTAATCCTGACTCAATAAATCGAACACCCTCTGCTGTTGCTCGTATACTATTTGCTAGTTCCGTATCTGAAAGCTCTCTATCACTATTCCAAAGAACTGCTAATGCCCAGTTTTGTTTTGGGTCGTGTTTAGCTCCTGCTTTAATTACTCCGTTCTCGTAGATACAAGCAAGCAACGCTTTTTGTACTGCTTCAAACATTGGTAAGTTATTCTTAAATGCTATCAAGTGAGCTTTTTCTTCTTCTGTAAAGTTTTCCATATATTTTTAGTTTAATTGTTAAACCTGTGCCACAGGTGCTTCCGTTGTTTCAACTGCTGTTATCTGCTCTTGTGTGGCTTGTGCTGGCATAGTATCGAAGTCGATAGGAGATAGACCAGAGTTCTCTATAATCTGGTTAAATAGTGATGCCATTTGNGGTATTTGTAGGACTTGTGGATTTGATANCACAGTCTTAAATACGTTTCCAAGTTTGTTCACGAGGTCTGATTGGTACTTCTGTTTACCTGCAACATTTACATAAATATCCATTGGCAACCCTTTCATTTCTCCTTTTAGTATTTCTAGGAACTTAGTCTTAGACTTTTTGAAGTTATCTCGTGCAAGGACTTTGAATTGGTCTGCTTGTTCTTGTGTCATAGCAACCCCACTAAATAATTTACTTTTAAGATTATCTATCAATTCATTATCAATTACATTTTCAGATACTTTAATAAGTTCTGATAGTGAAAGTTCTTCTAACCAAGTCTTGCCTGCAAGCATATCTTTAACCATCATAGCTATAATCCAATCTCTATACAGTTCGTTTACAAAACCTGCAATAATTCCTCTCTGATATTCATGTTCAGCAAGTCCGTTCTGCGTTTTAAGTTGTTCTAGTGCAAATGGTGTACCTGATGTTGGTGCAATAGCCAAAGATGCTTCACTCGCAGAGCCTGTTGTTCGTGCGTGTGCTTCCCATTCTGCGATAGATGTCTTGAATGAGTTTTCATTGATAGGCTGATAGTTTACCTGCGTTAGCGATGTGTTAGGGGCTGTCGTTATTATCTCCCCTTGTGAAAGGTCTTTGATAATGTTCTTAGTACCTAGACTTGCATCAGTCGTCTGTAAAATCATTAGAGACGCTGTATCAAGCATTTCTTTCATTTGAATAATTGAGTAGTTTACCCAGATTTGTGGCTCGAACAGTTCCTCGATTCCTCCACGATTTAATGCTCTACCAAAGATAGTTTCTGCTTCTCCACCTCTACCCATAAACTTGAAAGGACTCTTTGAGAGCTTTCCTGTAAATAGTGTTATACCCTTTTTAGCATTATCAGTTCCCTTTATAAATGAAACAAGGTGTAATTGTCGTGAGTATTTCTTTGAGTCGTCATAGTTTTCTTTTCCGTCTTCATCTCCTAGCCATTCTACTGGAAACATTCCGTTTACTTCGTAGACCTCAATAGTTTTAGATGTTGTTTGTACTCCGATTGAATTACCGTATGAAACTGTTTGACTAATAGCGTTAGCGATAAGCTCATCGATAGCTTCGTCTTTCCAAACACCTCGCATTTCTTCAAGCTCCTCTATTGCGTACGCGTGTTTCTCACCGATAACACCTCCCATAATATTTGTCTGGTCACAAAATGCAATTCTTTGGAATGGTACAACCTCTACATTGTTCTTTGTCTTTTTAACTAGCACACCTCCGTAATCAAATGCAGTAGTGACGATAGTGTCTATGAAAGCATCAATCTGTTTAGTCAAAGCCCAGTTCTCATGGTACTTACGAGCTAGAAATGATTTATAGTATTCGTCTTTGTTGTTTATAAACAGCTCAATATCTTTCACATCAAAGCCCTCTGCTCTGTAAGCGAGTTTCGCAATAGGTAATATAATGTTCTTGTAAGGTCTTGAACCGTCGTCTGAACCAGTTGTAAACTTTGAGTTCTTGTACAGCGTAGTCTTTCTTATATGCTCGTACATATTCCACTCGTAACCGTCTGCGATAGGTACTCTCATCGTCTTGTACAGGCTTTCTTGCTCTGTAATGTAATCGAAAATATTGCTTGCCATTTATTTTAGAGCTAATGTTGCGTATTTAGCTAGAATTATAGCTGATACATCGTTGTTAAATAGTCGGCGAGCTTGGAATACTGTGTATAGTTTTATAAAAGTCTTCTTGCCTTTCATGATAGTGATAGAAATCTTCCCACAAAGTTTTGTCGGCTTGAAGTTCACCAATGCTTCTTCTATGCTGTCAGTTTCAAAAAGTGAAACTTCATCTCCAACTCGGATAGTGATCGAGTAATCAAGTGCTTTAGCTTTTGGCTTCACCTCTTGTTTTGCCACGACATCGGTTTTTGTTTTTGCCATATTGTATAATTATACTATATTAAATTAAGTCTAGCAATTATAGTGCTTTGTTTATTGGTTTTGGTTTTGATGTATGAGTGTTTCTAGCAACTGGAATACTTCCTGTGTACATAAATAAGCTATAACGTAAACTGTCCATACAATTGTGAGCAATAACACCATTTGCTATCAAACAGTGTGTATTTTCAACTTCTAAATTATAAACTACGCCTTGGAATCCTCTGGTAATCCTTTCAATCTTCTTCGTCTTGCTTTCATTTTGCAATTCTGATGACAGAATCTTGCACTTATATTCTTTTTCTTTGTTAAATACTTCTCGTGACAATAAGCACAATTCTTTTCTATTGGCAGTTGCTTCGCCATTACATTCTTCCCATGTATCGAGTGCCACGCTCTCCCCTCTTTTGACCCATGCCATTTCTTTGTAAGTGGTCGAATAATCTCGACCCATGCTCTCGCTCTTTCCCTCCTCTCTGGTGTCATGTGCTGACTCAAATGTTCGTGAGCAGATTTTAGCTCCAAGTTTTCTATCGCATTGTTGTGTGAATTTCCGTCTATGTGGTGAACATGAAGCCCTTTCTCTATCTTTCCATTGTAAAATTCCCATACAACTCTGTGCAATCTTTTGTTTGACTTGCTGTAATATTTCTCTCCACGATAAAGATAATAATTTAACCCATTGAATGTTTGCTGTGGCATATGTATCTGATTGTATCAAATCCATAGGATTAAGCAATTGAGCTTCTATCCATTCTCCATTTGAAAGCAATAATAAATGGTCTGGTGTTACTTCTAACATAGACTTATCTTCAAATTCTATCTTTAGTGTTTCAGCGTTTAAACGTGTAGGTCTTACGTTGTGATATTTCTCTATCCTATTATCGATAGAATACAAATATCCAGCTTCGCCAACCATATCTTTTATCTTCTTATATCCTTTTGTAGTTTTAATTAAAGTATCTGGTGCGAAACAGTGGTCCGACTCTTTCACAGGTATTTCTTTTGATAACTTTTCATCATATCTATANGACTCTAATTCTGTGATTAACTCAACGCAGTTTTTACTGACAAATATCTTATTGTTTCTAAAAAGTGATATGACTTTATCAATACCTGATTTAATATCTTTGTTTACATCTTTAACATAATACCCTGCTTTTGCTAGTAATACGTTTCTATCTGGCTCTGCTGGGTCTGGGTACACACTAGACGGTTTCCATGTACCTAGAAACTCAATAGCTTCTTCCGTTGTCTTTTCTGTTCGGTAATACTCATCGTATATAAAGAAATTATTATCGTTATCTACGAATATACGAAGCATAGCCAGTGGATTTGTATATCCCCAGTCAATACCTGCTATCTCGTCTCTCTTATTGATTACAACCGTTTCTGGGTCAAACACATGTCGTTCTCGGTTAAAGTCCTTGTAGACTAAGCCTTGTATCTTTCTAAAGTCTGCTAGGTATTCTTGAGCGAATACGTCTTGGTCTTTCTCTTTCTTTAATCGTGCAAGCTCTTCTGGGTCGTTGTGTGGGTTGTCGTATGATGTAGCATGAGAAACAAACCATAAAGGATTATTTACAGCTTCATTATAGCTATCGTAAAAATGATTAAATCCGTTAGGTGTCGAAGTTAATATCAATCTACCTTTTGAGGTTAGAAGTGTCGGCTCTATTACTTTCTCAAACTTCTCTTTGAATTGTGGATAGAAAGCTACCTCATCAAGAATAACTAAATCGTTTTCTACTCCACGCCCTTTATCTCTATTCTTTACAGCTTCCCAACCTGCAAGTCTTAACGTGCTTTCACCTCCAAACTTGTTACGTACTTTAATTTCAAGTAAGACCTCGTTTGTTTTTATAATAGTCTTGCCTAGTGTTTCTTTGAATATCTCCCATGCTATATCTCGTGCATCTGTTGTAGTCGGTGCATAGTAAGAAACTAATGCTTTGTCTTTGTTATATAGATCAATAAATGCTTCATATGCTAGACACGAGGTCTTACCTGCTCGTCTTCCCCAGTTAAGTAGCTTAAATCTTTTATCTGATTTTATTACTTCTGATTGTTTAATGTGTAGTTGCATCGTTAAGTTTATCGATTACTTCTGATGGCATAAACATAATCTTGTCGCCGTTTTTACCTGTTAGTTCTGCTCTTGTTGAATAGCCCTCGTCTTTACCTAATGTTGATACAATAGTTTTTGATACGTCTACTACTATTCTCATAACATCTGATATTATTTTACCCTCCTCGTTTTCATAAGAAGTATCTAATACTTTTTCTAAATTACGCTCTGCTTTTGATAACATATCCTTTCTTTTTAGTTTTGAAAGTCGTTCCTTGAACCACCCTTGCATTGTAATATTCCTTGCGTGGTCTTCACTATACTTTGCTTTTATGGCAGATGCGTAAGCATTATCTTGTCCGTCTACTAGCGTTTGAATATAAAAATCCCACGTTAATTGTTCTCGTGCATCTGATGTGTGTTGATTTGAGGAGCTTACATTTGACATAGGTTTCTATAAATTAGCATTTACAATATCCATATATTATACCCTACTTTATTGATTATGCAAAACCTTTAAGTCTTTAAGTTGCTTCCTGAGTTTGAGTAGTTTGTCTTCTAGCTCT